ATTCATGCGACTTCGTACACCTATCCGTCACCGATTCGGGCATCGGATTCGGTTTCGCCCAAATAATGTCCTGCCGCAAATACCAGCCATCAGCCTGCAACGCGAACGCGACACGCCACGGAATACCAACTAAGTCTTTCGGTTTCAGAGCACCGTCGTCGCGCCCAATTTTTCGACGGAAATCTCCGTTTTCACCACCAGCGTTAGAAGCGTTCGTTGACGCTATTGACTGTTTGTAGCCGTTGCCATTACTGCCAGCGTACGAGTCCCCGAGGTTCAACCATAATGTTCCGTCGTCTCGTAAAACCCTTTTGATTTCACGAAACACTCCAACCATGTCTTCTACATATTCATCGTATGTAGGCTCTAAACCAATTTGCCCATCAGCACCGTAATCTCGTAGCCCCCAATACGGCGGCGAAGTCACCACACAATGAACCGACCCATCAGCCAACTCTTTTAGTTTCTCGCGCACATCACCAACAAGAATCATCCGCTGACCTTCAGCGCTATCGGTTTCCGTTTTTCTGTCGCCCTATCTAACGCGATCCGTAAATTGGGGCAGGTCATCGAACATGGGCTGATTGACAAACTGTAGGCGCCCATCTCGTTAAGTTTGTGCGCGAAAAAGCATCCACACGGCAACACGAAGTCCTTGGTGTGGTCAGCCATCGCGCCCCACCCACAGATAGACGAGAACCGCCGTCAACATTACGAGCGCCCCAAAAACGAAACTTACTCCCATTGCTTTGCTCCCTTAGTTCGCGTTTACCGTTTTCCTAACTCTACGCTCCGCCTCGCTTTCGAGTGCGGATAGTGTCCTCATAAATCTTTCCTCGTCGCCTTTGCCAACCCACAGCCTTGACATGAAACTTATCGCGTTTTGGATGTCCGTCAATGTCATTTTCGCTCCTAGCGATGGTTGGGGGGACGGCTACCTTACTCCTTTTTTTGGGGTCTTTTCCTAGACGACGGTAGTGAAGGACTAACCCACTCTTCACCCCAAATTAGGAATGGGTGTAAGCCTAAACGAATCGCATACTGGTCTGCCTTGCTGAAATGTATGTGTCCTATGTTCTTCAGATACTTTTTTACTGTCGAAACATTGCATCCGAGGGCTTCCGCTATTTTGTGTGGGTCAGGTTCATGTTTGTACCGTTCCATCAACGGTTTTGGGGACATGAAGGTAGCGTATTCAGATACCCGATTACTCATGGTTGATATATCTGTAGTGTGCTACGCGCACCTGCCGCGTGTTTTCTCGCGGTTCTGTCCGCCATTCAGTTCTCTTCACGAGTTTCCCTTTCTCGTCTAACTCTTCTATCGGATACTCCCACATCCACACCATCGCCCTTTTCATTCGCTGTGATTGATGCGGTGAAAGTCGGTGCTGTTCGCATCCAAGTCTAGTGATTCGTAGCGCACCAGCAAGTCTTCCGCCAAGTCCAACTCTTGCTGTGTCGCGGCAAGCAACGATTTCAGGCGGTCGCGTTCCTCTACGACTTCGCCGTATTGGACGAACAGGCGTTCGTACTGTTTAAGCAATACCTGTGGGAGGGTCTCTGTGGCAAATGACATGTCACCTTCAAAGATAGACCATACTGTAGGCGCTGTCAAGGATGGTTTAGCGGTAAAGGCACTCATACAGTTTGACGGCGCTCTTGTCAAGGTGAAGTTCGTAGACCGACTCTGTGTACCCTAGATCGGCACAGAATACTTCCCACCAATGCCACCTTAGACGCCCGTAGAGAGCCTGTGGGACGCCCATAGACTCATACCACGCCGCAGGTAGCCCAGCCGCCTTTAGAAGCCCTTTAGGGACAGGTCCGAGTGTCACCGAGATGTGGGTTAGAACGACAGGGACATTGGGGGCTTGAGCGGCGCAAATGGCTAGTTGCTCCCACGGGCAACCGAACGCATCCAAGTCGATAATGTCGAACACCGTCAAATCCATGCCCTTCATCGCCTTGCGGTTGTCCCCCATGATGACATCAGGGTTGATGTACTTTCGTTTCTCGATCCCTAGCGTCACAATCTCAATGTTTGGGCGTTGCCGTGCGACCTCTTTCCAAACCAGCCCTTGCCCAGCGAACGCATCCAAGACATACACGCTTTTAAGACCGAGACGGTCAAGCATCTCACACCTGATACGGGCTTTGGTTCGAAGGTGGCTGTTCTCGGTGTAGCGGGGCGCCATCAGTTTGTCGCCGAAACGATTTCCACCCCATCGAACCTTTTGAGTGCCTTCGCCATCGCATCGGTGATCGTGCCTTGGTGGGACATTGGGGCTTTGATAAGCCAGTAGCAGGTGTGGAATGGTTCTAGGTTCCGTACCCGTTTGGCGTTCGGGGCGTCAGTGACATCGGCGATGAGTTTGTCCAGATCGTTCGCATCGAAGCCTGTGCCGAGCAGGGAGTCGTCGGAGATGATGTCTCGTAGCAGGCGGGAGAGTTCGTCGGTGTCATAGATCGCGAAATCCGATGTCCTGTTGTCGGCTAACAGAATCTTTTTGGCGGCAAGGTCATCGACATCCACAACTATTGCGGGGATCGTCGTCATCCCACATTCCTTCGCCGCCATCCAACGATGGTTGCCGACCAGAATCATCATCGTCGATTTCTGTACGACAATCGCACCATAAAAACCGTTCGCTTGGATTGATTCGACTATCTTTTTGACATTGCCTTTACGCGGGTTCGACGGGTGCGACCGCAGGCTGTCAATGGGTAAGTTTTGGGGTTCGTCACGCTGTTCCATGTTGCTCCTTGTCGGTGGCTCCCCGTGGACGCGGAAAGGAGAAAACGCAGTCCACAGGGAGAGGGAGTCCACCTGTCATCGATGACATCAGCACCATATCAGACCGCCGTACTTCGCATAGGTGTCGTCAAGGTTGTGAGAAAGATAAATGATTTCGCCTCTTTTGACTACAGCCCACTCAACTCCGTGCCATGATGTTTCTGTTTCGCGTTGCCAAATCTGTATCTCCCCTTCGCCATCTATCGCTATCCACGGCGACGGGTCAAACGCATGATGTTGAACTATCGGTCTGTCTAAACCGTTTCGGCGTGTTCTGCCTGACCGTTCCGATTCGGTTAGCCCACCCCAAATACCTTCCTCGCCTTTGGACTCGGCTAAACACCTGTCGATGACGGTGCATGTCGAACAAATTATCTTGGCGTTCGCTTCCCGTTTTCTGCGGTCGCCGCTCTTCTCGCCATCACGCGGAAAAAATAGTGATGTCGCCTCGTCACGGCAGGCGGCACTATCAGTCCAAGACATTACGCCAACAGTACACGCCACCGTGTCCCTGTCGGCTAACTACCAAACCCGAAAGAAGCGTCCATCCGCTCTCGGAGCGTGGCGTACTCTTCGCGTTGGCTCTTGTTGAAATTGAATGGGCTGATGTAGCCGTGAGTCTTCGCCTTGAATGGCTTCACGGGCGGGACAGGCTTTTCGCCCAACGGGATTCGCTCCACGATCTTGCCCTTGACTATCTTCATGTAAAGCATCTCAGGAACTTCCCAAATGGTTTGAAGTTTGACACCCGCTTCCAAGGTTGCTTCCACCAACAAATCCCGCGTCGAAGCGAACACCAGTGAACCGTTGTGAGTGTGACCAACCCACATTGGCGAACCTGTTAGGCGAGCCAAGTGGAGTGTGCTCGGATCATCCACCTCGTACCATGCGATAGCGGCTCGACCCCGCAACTTGAGCAACGCCTTGAGTGGCTCTTTGCTGTTGGCGATCAGTTGGAAGATTGCTTCCGAATCCACTTCGCCGATTCGCTCGACACCGAGACCCTCGATAATCGCGTCATCGTTCGCGATGTGTCCGTTGTGGATGCCGATGATACTTGGCACCAAAATCGGGTGGTTATTGGAGTTGTCATCAGGTGAACCTTGTGTCGCGTAGCGAGTGTGAAGCAACGCGGTGCGGGTGAATTGTGGGATCAGGTCAATGTTCAACTTGATGAAAGTGTCGGCGTCAACCCCGTCTTTCGCGTAGTAAAGTTCAACACCATCTTCCCCGTTCTCTGACCACACCGCGCCTGTCGCATCGGTGCCACGCGCTTGAATCTCTCGGAGCAACATCTTCGAAAGTTTTCGTGTCCCGATCACGCGATGGTCTTTATCTGAAATGCTGAATCCTGCGATACCGCACATTAGTTTCTCCTCCCTGTAGTTAAATCCCTGACACGCTCCTGCATGAATTGTGCATCGCGCTCCGTGAACAGATTAACCTTGGCGGCTAACGGCTGAACCAAGTAGTTGAGCAACCCCTGTGTCCCGTCCGTTGGGTTCTGAATCTCTTCATCCATTGTGGCGAACTCTGTGAACGCTAGGAGAAACTTGATCCATGTCACAATCTTTTTGGGGCTGAGCGAACCTTGGTGGAGACGGAACTCGTATGTCCCAATCTTTTTGAAAGGCGAGATGTTAAGTGAACGCATCTTGATTCCGTCAGGATCGGTATTCTCGTTCGTCAACTGATTCACCCAATAATTTATCTCACGGGCAGAAGCCTGTTGGCAATACCTGTTCCCCCAACGGCTCCGAGAAACGAATTGGTTCACCACTACAGAGTTCGCGTACCAACGCTGAATCAACTTTGCGCGTTGCGCCTTGGTTAGGTCTCGCATCCCCAAGTGAATGTGCAATCCGCAATTCGTATTGATTCGCCCACCCGCTTGACGAACAGCGGTAGCAACTTTTTTAATCTGTTGGAAACCATCTTCGCCGCTCAGAATTGGTGAAACAACTTCGCCACCTGAAGACACCGAACCGTCACGCTCAACTTTCCACTCACGATACTTTTCCGTGACCCGCACCTGACAAGTTTCGCAAGTATCACCGTGGTAGGGGAACACATGGATATGGGGGACACCGAGAGCCACTGCGACCGCGTTGGCGACAGTGACACGGTTCATGTTCACATATTCAATTTCACAACCGAATGTCCTAAGACCTGTCGGCTGTGGGTTGAGAACCTGTTGGCGAACCGACTGAGCGACTATTGGACGGTTGAAGCGGGCGGCAACGGCGACACGGGCGGCGGCTGAACGGCGCGGGTTCGGAACGGTTAGCGGAGCGAAGTTGTTTTCGCGAGCGAACCGTGTTGCCATTGCGCGGGCGATTGATTCGCCTGAGAGATTAAGTCGGCGGGCAATCTCTGCCCACGGCATGTTCCGCGCTGTTCGCAGGTAGTAGGCGCCGCGTGGCGAGAAGGAATCTATCTCTTGAATGGTGAGAGGTCGCCCACAAGTTTCCCAAAACGGAGTGTTGTATTGAGGGTTCGGCTGACGGAGGTTCCGATCCGCGAACCCCGTTCCTTGGATTCCTAGTGGCATCTTTCTCCTCCCTGTAAGACCCTTGCCTTACAACTCAAGTATAGGGGTAGTTCTGCCCCGTGTCAAGTCATTCATTGTGATGTGATAAATCTTGCCTTCCGCCACCAACCGCCTAAACGACACAGGAGCGACCTTAAAGTAAAGGGACAGGCTCCAAGCCCTCGCATCATGTTCCACATCACGAGCAAGCCTGCTGAAGCCTGTAGCGACCTGTTTGGACTGCATAGCATGGCGGAACTCGTGGATGAGAGTGACAATCGACGGCTTGGACATATTTATCTCGTTCTTCGACGGGCTATAAAATCCGTCCCCCGCCTGCCGATTAAAGGCTAGAGCGGGTATCTGAAAACCGTAAACCCCCGCCACCGCCTGAACCCACCCGTCCATCTTTATCCACTTCTCGGTATCGGTGGACGAAGACCAATTCCGTCTCAACAGTTTGGTGGCGGCAATAGTTCGCCGATCAAAGTTGGTGAACCTTTTGTGATACCGCATTAGTCCATCCTGCTTTCCATCCGCGCTTCGATCCCGTTATCGCGTAACACTTGCGCGAAGCCCAATGCCCACGCTTCATTTATTGCCATGCTTTGAACCAGCGCCCCCGCCACAACGGGACGGGCAGGTATCGCATACCCGCCGTAGTAAGCCTTGTAGCCGATGTTGAGACCCTTAAGATACTGAACGAACCCGCCGCGAGCGGGCTTGATAACTACTGTCGCGAATCCGCAAACCCCGCCCGCCACGAAATAGGTTTTCTGAGCGTAGTCAATCTCGTCGCTGAAAAAGTTTTTGGCTTCACCGACTATCATCGGCGTGACCTTGACATTCTCGGCGGCGTACTGACCGATAGTTACCGCGTCCTCGTAAATCTTTTGATAGTCTATTTTGGTTTTTGTGACCATGCCGATTCTCCCCTCGGTTTGTGTTCCCTGTCTCACAAGTTAAGCATAGGGGAACAATCGCCCCTTGTCAAGTATTATGTTTGGGCGCGTACATTGGCGTTCAGAGTCCTCAACGCATCAATCGAAGTACGAAGCGACAACAGCCGTTCCCGTTTAGCCTTCATCAACGCCTCCGCAATCTTGTAATCATGAAGACTGTCCGACAACGCCGCATCCGCTTCCGCTTCCCGCTGACGGATAGACCCTGACGACAGCAAATATGTTTTCGCCCACGCCCCGCGATGAGACGCCTCGGTCGTAGCCGCCGTGACCGCGAGCGTCTCAAAATCTTCTGTCTCCCCTTCGAGCAAGCCAAGCAAACGCATTAGTTCTTCCTCGATCTGCCCTTGAGTAATTGGCGATGTTCTCACGCTTCAACCACCACGGGATGCTTCCTAAGATCGGCGAACAGGGCTTGGTCGGTGACGCCACACGAATCGGCGATCTGTCGGTACGGTACCCGCAACTCTCTCAAGCGGCGGACAACCTTACGGCGTTGCTTGCCGAGTCTCACGACCGACTGTTGATGCTCTCGCATCATCTGTGTGAGTAGGCGGCATTTGTCTAGGTCGCTTTGTTCGCTGTCCTGTTTGATGCTGTCGTCGGTGATAACAATTTGCGGTTCCATTCACCCTCCTGTGTTGAGTGTGCTTTAGTGTACCGCACTAATGTTGGCTGTTCGGATTCGGGCGTTAGCAATATCGGCGTATTCTTGGCTGAGTTCTATGCCAATAAAGTTGAAACCTTCCAGCACGGCGGCTTTACCTGTCGAACCCGAACCTGTGAATGGGTCGAGTACCGTGCCGTTCGGTGGTGTGACTAGTCGGCATAGGTATCGCATCAGTTCGGTTGGTTTAACTGTCGGATGATGGTTGGCGCGAATTGGGGTCTGGATGGGGGAACCGTCACCACCCAGTCTTGGTTTGTTTCTGAGATTTTCGACCATCGCACCCGTTCGGACTTCCTCAAATCCGTCTAGACCTTCGTTGCGGTCACGCTTGCTGGCTTTCGCACAGTAAAAAAATCGTGCCGCCGAACCCGCCTTTCCACGCGGGATTGTCCTTCCCATACATTCTCGGCGGGCTGGGGTTGTTGAAACGGTAGACCTTGTTCCGACAAGCCCGACTGCAATACTTCCCCTTGTTGATTCTCAGGGTTGACGGTCTCCGATAAATCGGATTCCCACATAGGTCGCACTTGTGGTTTGGTATTCTGCGCGGCTCTTTCATACGCCACCATATTACCACAGGTGCATTTCTTACTCAACGCCTTGAACACATTGAGAGATTTTGGAAATCCCGACCCGTACACATATTGAATCTGGTCACGAATCACAAACCCTGCATCCTCGATGGCGCATGCCAAACGATGATAGGTACGCGACCCGCCAAACGCCAACATGTGACCACCAGGTTTGAGTACCCGCAAACATTCACGCCACACATTTATGTCGTAGGCGATACCCGTGCTATCCCACGATTTGCCCATGAACCCCAACTCGTATGGCGGATCGGTCACGATGCTGTCAATAGAGTTGTCTGTCAGGTCTTTCAACCGCTGTCGGCAGTCGCCAACCATAACATTAAAGTTCATTCTGCTATTATTGCCGTAAGTTCGGCAAACTCCGTGAGACTCATCAGAACGACCCCTTCGCTAGTGCCGTCTGGCATGGCGATCATCGCGAACGGGCGGATGTCGCCGAGAGCCTTCGACGCCTTCGACTGGTTGGACGCATCACGAAACCGTGTCCATATCGGACCTACCTGCGCCCCCGCCTTCACCTCAACCCGAAACATGCCACCCCAATGCTCTTCATGCCTCGTCCCTGCGTTCCCTGTAGCGGCGAGACCCAACTTTTTGCGGGCGATACGAGCCTTGCTGTCGCCTTTCGTTCGGTTCCGTTTCCCGCGTGAAGTTGGGTCGCCGCATCCGCGTACCCTGCGTTTCCCGTCGCGTCCTTCGCGACCAAGAGTTCCGTAGATCGGGCAGTCTCCGCCGACCGAACATTTTTCGGTGTTCCCGCCACATTCCCCTTTGCGCTCATCCATCGTAGGAGCCTTCATTCGCTTCGTCACCCGATTCCAACGCCTTCTGCCCATACAACGCATTAGGGACGCTCACAGCCATCTCTGCGAGGCTCTTACGATCAATCTGCTCTGCCATACCCTCGTACATTTTTAGAAAGTTGGATCGAAGCACATTGGCGTTCTCCGACATGCAAATCTCCCGCCACCCAATCGCCTGCACCACCGCCGCGGTAGTCGCATGGCTGAACTTTGGGATAAACCGTTGCCCATGTTCCGACGCCATCCGAATAACCTCCTGCCACGCCAACGACGGGATAGGCGACAGATTCCCGTTCCTGCGGGCAACCGACTTGAGCAACTGTGACGCCGACGGAAACCACTCTGACTCGCGCACCAGTTCCCGCGCCGCGAACATCACCTTGTCAACCGCCAAATCCTTTAGCACATCATGGAACACAATGGAAGTCTCACGGGTCACTTTCGCGTTCGGGTACGCCGACGCCAAATAACTCAACATTGCCGCCGTCTCATGCTTGTTCACGCTTCCTCCAATAAGAACTGCCTAATACCGTCGAAACCTTTTGGCTCCGCCGCGTCCCGTAGCCTCTGCGCCTGTAGTCGCATGGTCTCGTACCTTGTCCGCAACTTTGACGGCGACATGATGTTCGAGCGCCAAAACGGGTCATTCTGCGACCAGCGGATAGCCGCCTCCGCTTGAGTCACGGTGCGCCCGTCAAGTCGCATCAACTTGTCCATGTCTAAAACCCAAGACGCCGTGACCTTCGGTTTCCTACTTCCGTTGCCTTCAATCAGGTCAGCCAAAAGATCGCAAAGACGCGAAGCGTCCGACATGGTTTCTTCTAATGGTTCTTGTATGGTTAATGATGGTTCGTCTAAACAACGATTAGCCCGTTCGCTCTGAGGATTAGCCCGTTCGCTCTGAGGATTAGCCCGTTCCGCTACAGGGATTAGCCCGTTCACATCTGCGGACTCAACAGGGATTAGCCCGTCAGCCCGTAAAGTGAGGTCAAGATCATACCCAATCGGGCGTCGGTCAGCCCTAGAAATATGAGCCACCACAACCCGCTGGTCACTCCGTTTGATAACCCCAGCCGCCTCCAACAGCCGTAAATGCTTATGCACCGCCTGCTCCGAAAGCCCCGTGTAACGCATGATCGTTTTCACCGACGGGAACGCCGAAGTCCCGTCAGGATGACAATGGTTCGCCAACGACACCAACACAAACCTAGACGCCGTGTTCGTCACAGGCGCATGATTCAGCGCCCAATTCAAGCCTTCAATGCTCATGTGACCTCTTTCTAAAACTTTGTGGCTACATTTTTAAGGCTGATAGCGACAGTCGGCGACCCTAGATAAGCACCGACCGCCGCTACCAACCCAACTCTTTAGAAAGGCTCCTCGTCATGTGGGTAACTAATTTCGGCGACAGGCTTCGGATTCATCAGACTGTCAATCACCTTCGACGCTTCACGGCTACTCAAATCTTCCACCGAGTTGATTGGATGTCCGACAACCGACCCTGCGAAGAGTGTGATGTCCGTGATGCCGTTGTCTTTCACCAACTTGTTGATGAGATACACCTGCTTTTCTGACACAGGGTTCCCCGCCGCCGCCTGTTTCGGTGCGGCGTTCGCCGACGCGAGACGGGCAACCATCGGTTGCGGTGTGCCAGCGGAAACAGGCGTAGAGTTTGGGAACGCCGCATCAAACGCCCCCTCAACCGCTTGAGCGGCTTGCTGTCTTGGCGCTGACGGTTGGGTCGGTGTGTCCCGATCAGTTTTAGACCACAAACCCAAGGCGATTCCGTAACGCATACTGGCGTTCCTAATGAAATCGCTGATAAGTTCCTTGTCCACTTCGGGCTTGTCCGCCGATGCCGTGCCAACACCGATCATTGTCTTGCCGAGCAAAGTCATCTTCGCCCACATAGTCGCATTACCGTTCACCACATTGATCGACGGGCGACCGTTATCCCAACCAATCGGCTCCCATGACCACAAGGGATCGACTTCGATTAGGATTTTTGTTATTTCCGAGTGAGACACATACGACAAGTTGACTTTTTTGTATGTTCCGTCAGTCTGCTTCTGATTTTTCGGCAACAGGTCAACGATTGACTTGTCAGGTTGGAAGTATTGCTCCAACACCGCTTTCAACAATAAGGTTTCTGTTTCGTTACTCATCTGATTTTCCTCCATTCATCGTTCGCATTGTGCGAAACGGGTTTCCTGTTTTTAGGAATTGCTTTACTAAATCGGGGTGCGCCTCTTTCAGAGCCTTCGTGTCCAAAGATTCCCGTCCTGCTGTCTGCTTCCATGACACCGCGGGACGCCCATTGATCGTCCCAATCTCAGCGTCCTTGAGGAACCGTGCCAACGCATCCTTGGCTTCTTTCTCTTGGGCTTCACCCTGTTTCGTTGTTTCTCTACCGATTTCTAAAAGCCGCAAAAAGTTTTCGGCTTCGGGGGGTAGTTCGATAGAGATTTTTGCGGCGGGAAACATGTTCGCGATGTCATCTGCACCTAACTCTTGCATCAGTTCATCTGACAGCACTTCACCGTCATCCACCATTTGTCCGATCCGTTCAGCCTCCGCGTCTATCGCATCAGACAGCCTGCTATCTACAGGCATTTCGATGACCGAAAAGTTTTGGCGTTTGTCAAACACACCGAAAAAGACGGGACAGTTACCTGCCCTAGCCTGCATGTGTCCTTGAGCCAACCATTCTTGCGGCAAATCCGAGGCACTGTTCACCGTATATTTTGCGGTCACTTTGATTTCACCAATGAACTCAGGGTTCTCCACAGACGCCGCAGGAGTCGCATCCAGCGAACCCACCCACCGACCATTCATGTAGACAACATCAGGTGTCACCATTTCGACACCGAGGCGTAACCCCATCTCTTCCACCAAGATCGGCTCATACAGGTTGCCTTTGCGCATCGCCCATGACTCTTCCACGAACACTGGTCCCGTCAGTTTCTCCAGATACAGGTGCGCCCTAGTTTTGTATGGGCTGACACCCATCAGTGCGGAAGCATCAGAGAAACCGAACACGGCTTTCCCGTCCTCGTTCTTCCATCTGTCTTGTAGCCAAGGGGCTGTGCCGTGCTTGTGTTTAAGTTTTGTTTTCATGATTCCATTCTCCTCGATGGGTGTAACAGGGTTCTTTTGTATGTGACTACAGGGATTTTCCCTGCCCACATCTCAGGTACGCACAAAGGGCAAGGAAATGTGTCCGTTTCTTGAGCGACAGGAAGCAAAACATTTCGGCTCCCACCGCACCATTGGCACCCCTCCATAACACCTCCCAGCGTTTCCTGTGAGCCTACACACCCGCGAGGGGCATGTCAAGTATCAACCCACTTTTTGAACATGCACATGAAACGGCTGTGAGGTGTATTCGTCAAACCTTGCCGCAGTTTTCATCGCCTCCAACATCATCTTCTTCACCACCGCCACAGACGGCTTCCGCTTCCCCCTCGCCAAAGTCTCCAACGCACCCATCCCAAACCCTGAACCTGAACCGACACCATTGACACGCCCCGCGCTACGAGTCCAACAATAATCTTCATATATCAGATACGCCGTGGCGTTCACAACGACAACAATATGGGAATCCTGTTGCGCAACATTCCTGAGATAGTCGGCGCTAGTCGGCACCGAATAGCCGTACATGTCGAAAGCACCCCTCAGCGCGGGGATGAAAGTAGCGGTAATGAAACCATCCAACGCCTTCCCCGTCAGGTTCGCCTTACAGGTCGGCGGTTTGAACGCATGATGAAGAATGTTCATCGCCCGCACATCACCCGCACACCCCAACAAATATGTGCTAACAGCGGCAACCTTACGAATCCCAATATCAACATAAGGTCCAGTAGTCCGAGTATCAGACGCCACAACAGCAAACCCGTCACCCTGATACACAAGCACCGTTGTCACGAACCGACCTCCACCAACATCAACGCATCACGGCGCTTCGCGTAGGTCTCCCAATTAACCTCTGTTTGGTCGTCGCGCCATGCAAGAAACGCCAACAGCCGCGCCGCATACAACACCTGCGGATTCACGCCGCACTTAGAACAAAGTTTCATAAGATTTGAAGATCGCTCCAATTTCTTACATCATGTTTGCCGACAAGGAAGGTGAGCGTCCCCGCCGTAGACCATTTCCCTGTTGTGTCTTCGAACCACTTTGAACCCCCGTCGTTCGATGGGCATTGGATGGCGGTGAACGCACCGTAATCTATTACGGACAAATGATGGAAATGGGCTGTGACCCACAGTTCAGGCTCCCTGCCTTCTTCGCGGAGTATCCGTATGGATTGCCCGCGTAACCATTCGAGCGGCTTCCCTGTCAACTTATGTCCGTGAGCGAACGCCACCTTCACACCTGAAAGGACGCTGGTAACTGTCATCTCGTCATCAGGGATACGCCATTCCATGTGTTCGGTGAGCGGGTTTCCTGCGAGTATCCGTTGGATCATGTCACCCAAGAAGCCGCCCACATTGTCCGAGTCACCTGTCACCTGCTTACCGTTCCGCCTCATCCATTCCCCGTGGTTGCATGGCACAGATATGAACTCAAGCATTTCGGATAGTTGGCTGACCGTGATAATCCCCTTGCACCACAGGTCGCCAGCGAGTAGCAACTGTTGGCGAAGATTCAGTTCCACAGTGAAAAGTTGAGACGCATAGTTCCCGTCACACCCTTCCATTGGATCACCCATATTCACCACGGCGATGCCTTCAATGTTGCGCCCGATTTTGCGTAACTCAATAATTCGCTCAACCGTCTTAGCGAACCCTTGCAGAATCCGTTTCACAGTCGCATCAACCCCGCCACCAGCACTCTTACCTAACTGCCAATCCGCCCAGCACACAACGAAAGTTGACGGTATCTCGTCAGATACCTTGATTTTGGTGGTGGCAGGCTTCCATTTGCCGACCTTCACCCGCAACGCATCCAACTCGGCATCAGCCAATATCGGCACGGTACGCCTGCGGAACCTTGCCTTGTAGGAATAGAGCCACTGCAAATCTCTGTCACCATTTTCGAGTCTCTTACTCGTCTGCCATTTAGACATCCGAACAGTATCGTCGGCGACTTCAAACACATCGGGATCGAGTCCGAATCCTCTGAGTACGGCAGTCCAGTCGCCTGTTAATGGTTCGGCTAGGTTGCCTGTTTCAAACTCCCCGCCTTCAGGCGTGACTGTCGCCCACGCCTTTTTTTCTTCTTTCG